TCAATCTTCGGCCACCTCGTTGGCTAAGGCGGGGTTGAACGTGTCGAACGTCGATTGAGGCTCTCGATAGAGCATGTTCAGACACTCGCTGTGCTCGAGGTAGCCGTCATACGCTTCCAGAGGAGGAGGAGGGTCGCCAAGATCTTTCCCGTCAGCGTCCTCGAAACGGAGATCGTCATCGCGCTCAATAATCCGACAGCCGTCCGGCAGTTCGGTTAGGATGGTCTTGCCATCTTTGAAATAGTAGAGAATGCCATCACCATCTTGGACCTTTTGCCTGATGCCGTCTCGCCACCATTCGTACACCGGGCCGCGCCCGAACTCATAAGACTCGATTAGTTCGATGACCGCTGGACCATTGTCGCGGTGTCGAACACCCGCTCGCCACCATTCGTATTGGCCATTAGAGGTCCTTCCTCCGACGACAGCTGGGCCATCTAAACGATCCAATACACCGAAGCGATACCAACTCCGATGTCTTTCTGGGCCATCATAGTCAGGGTAGACCTCGATCACAGCAGGTCCATCTTCTCGGTGTAGAACCCCGCAACTGTAATACTTCACCGTGCCGTCCGGCTCCGTCACAACATTTTTGACGGGAGGTGCCTGTGCGAATGAACTCTCGGCGAGCAGGAAGCCGCGCGGTGCCTTCGCTGAAATGCGCTTCTGGTATGGGGAAATATATAGCGTGGCTAAGTTTCGGCCGTTCGCATGCTTCACCTCATACATGTCGATCGGATGGGGCGAGACCGAAGATTGCATTGATCCGAGACGCTGATACGCGACCTTCGTTCCGTCAGCGGCTCTCAGGCGGCCGAGATAGGCTGTGCTTCCGAAAACCGTCCTGCATGGAATCGGGTTGGTAGCTGTAAACCCGAACTCACCTGTGCCATTTGGCATCTCGTCTGCATCGATGCCAGCCTGGCACACGGCATCCATCGCATCGAAGATTTCTTTTTGTTCTTGAAATGCCGGTGAGGACTGGAGTGCCTCCAGGACCGACCGTGGCTTTGGGCGGAGAAAATCGAATAGCCCCATCTCGGCGCCTCGTGTGGTCAAGCGTCTTTCACGAACCAGACTGTCTTCTCATTTGGCTTATTCTCTATGCGGCAACCGACCGATTTGGCGAACGTATAGCAAGCTGCTCGCGCATTTTCGTCCGGCTCACCGGGCGGGAACAGCTCGGCATAGACGTCATGATGAATACCGGCGCACTTACCGGGGGCCAGCGCAATCAAAGTTGTCCGCAATTCGTTCAGGCTCATGGCTCGCCTCTCCGGAGAAGAGGATAGCCGCGTGTACCGACTGTGCAAGCCTTCGGAACGCGCCGTTCCACTAACAGGTGGCATACGAAACGGCTGTCGCAAGCGTGCTCGATTCGTGAAGACTACGCCGCCGCGGTTGCCACCCCATCAAGTCTGACACGCACGGTGGCTACACCATTCCCGGCCGCCAGCGTCGCGATCCCGATCGGCGCCATGCCGGTACCGGGCAGCACCACCTGTTTGGCGGTGTCGTCCCAGGCGACTCGCGCGCCGGCCGCGATGACCGCGCTCACCAGCTTCGGCAACTCATAGACGCCCACGGTCGCGATCTCGACGCTCAAGCCTTCGGCCACGGTGGTGGCGGCGACGCCGAACAGGTTGCCGACCAGCACGCCCTGGCCGGAAGTCACGCCACCGGTTGGTGCCGCAACGGTGATCATGTCACCTCGCTGGATGAAGTTCTTCATCGGTCAAACTCCTTTCGTGGATTGAATCCGCACCTGGCTCACACGGCCGGATTGCGCAGCGGAGATGCGGCGTTCCAGATCGGCCAGCGCGGTCGCCATCTCGGCATCGGTCGCGTAGGACACGCGACGGCCTTCGACCTCGACAGTCCGCACGCCGGCGTAGCGCGCCTGCAAGAGCGCATCACGCCACGCCTCGAGTTGGACGATATCGGTCATCACGCACCCGCGTTTTGGTACCAGCCGCGCCAGTCGATGAAGCCTGCGCCGAAGTCGAGGATGACGCGCACCTCGACGCCATCCACGTCCCAGCCCGATTTCGACTCGACCTGCGGTCCCTCGCCACCGGCGAGGTAGGCATATTCAAGACCGTCGATTTCGGTGGCATCCGCAGCCACATACCAGCGCGTCGCACTGGACAGCCGCGGCTCTACCACCAGAGACAACGAGCCCGAGAACGGATTCACGTCGGCCGCCTTTGCCGCGGCGATCGTGGCAAGCCATTTCTCGGCCGTGGTCTCCTGCGCCGGCGGTACCAGCAGGTACTTGGGCGTCGCGCTGATGCGCTGGCCGGAAAGCCCGGTCTGGCTCCGCATTGCAAGCCGCGCGGCTGAAAGAGTCGCGTCTGCAATCGCACCGCCGGCCGCAGCCTTGTTTCCGTGGTCTGTGTGGAACAGTGTGTCGCTGTCCTCCATGGTCGGTCCATTGCCGCTGTTCGACTCCAGCAGATCGACGAGGGTCTTGGCCTCTGTCTCCGCAGCGGCTTGGCCCATGCGGCGCGACAGGTCGGCGAATGCGCCGAGGTCGTCATTGACGAGCACCTGGCGCGTGACGCCGATCTTGCGGGCGAAGGTCTCGACTTTGTAGGTCTCCTTGGCCTCGGCCATGGTGCCGGCTTGGATTTCGCCGTGCTCGTTGAGTTTTTCGAGCATCGGCGCTTCGCCGAGCATGATCTTGTTGACGGTACGAAAGTCGCGAGCCGTGGTCTGCCGGCCAAGGCGGCGGATACCGACTGGAGCCGCTTGATATGCGGCGCGTAACGTCCGGCCGATGGTGTCGCCGACGATCAGGCCGAAGTCGCTGGTGGTGTGTAGCGCGCGAGTGATGATCGCGGCCGGCGACAGTCCGGTCACCGGGTGGCCCCGTAGGATCAGCAACTCGCGCGCCATCTCGGCGCAGGTGGCGTAGGCGTAACGCCGCGGTGGTTCCGACAACTGGTGCTGTGGATTGATGCGGGCGTAGAGCGCTTCACCCATGTGGCGGACGAGCACCTGCGGATCGCCGTGGCTTTCAATCACCTCGACACGGGTCTGTTCGGTTCGCAGTGTGCCGCCGTCGCGGCGGGCGAGTTCGTCGAAGGCGGCACGCCGTGCCTCGTCGGCGCTTGCACCACGGTCGATCAGCCCGTCAATAAACTCCTGGCCAAGCCCGGCAATGCGGGCGACCGAGCGAATCTCGGCGTTGACCTGGGCGCGGTTCTGCACCGCGTCTGTGTTGTCGGCGGGCGTCGTTCTGGCCGCGTCGTCAGTATTGGTGTCTGTCTCGGGCATATTGCCTCCTGTGCGAACGGTTGCGCCGGGATCGGCCGGCGTCGGAACGAGGGAAATTTCGATCGGGGTCCAGGCGGTGGCGGTTCGCGTCCGCTCGCCGGTCGCGGGATCGGTGTCGTCGCGCCAGCGCTCGACCGTGTAACCAACCGACACATGGCGCAGGATGCCGGCTAGCACGTCCTGCCAGATCGGCTCGACTTCGGGCCGTGCGGAGAACTGCAAGGTTGCCGCGCCCTGTCGGCCATCGACATGGGCGTCCCGCACCGTGCCGAGCACGTCGCGGACAGCCGTCTGCCGGTGCGCGTCGAGCACCGAGGCGCCGATCAACCGCGAAAGATCGACAGCAGCGGGATCGAGCGACAGCCGTTCGATGTAACTGCCGGCCATGTCGCGTCGGCGTACAGGCGCGCCGCTTGACCAAACCACTTCGACTGTGCGGGCCTCCGCATTTGCGGTCTGCGGCGAGAGCGCGGCGCGGCGGACAAGGAGTTCAGGCATTGGCGCCCTCCATGTTGGTTTGATCGGCAGCCACGGTGGTGTCGAAGGACAGGCCAAGCCGTTCCTCGCGCGCACGGTCGGCGGCAATCGCCGCATCAACTTCCTCGATGTCGTAGCCGCGCTCGGCGATTGACTGGCTGCGGCTCTTAAGGCCGGCACGGATTTGCTCGATCTCGGCGCGGGCATCTTTGGCTGGGTCCACCCAGTCCCATTTCGGAGGCAACCAATCGCAGGCGAGATAGGGCGCGGGATCGCGGTCGAAATCGCGGGCCGGCAGCGAGCCTGAGAGCACCGCAAGCCGCACGAAGCGCTCCCACACCGGCCGGCAGAACTGGAACACAATGACCGTGTGCTGCAGTTGCTCGATGCGCCGGCGAAACTCGACCAAGCCGGCGCGGATCGACGAATAGGTGACGCCTTCGAGGTCGCCTGAGATCAGCTCGTATGGAAGCCCGAGCCCGCTTGCGACAGCGCGGATGTGGTTCTTGACGTAGGCGCCATAGTCGCCGGGGTCGGCCGGATCGGAGAACTGGATATCGGCGCCGGGCGGCAGTGGAATGAGGCTGCCCGGCTCCATGCCGACCTGCAGCACGCCGTTGACCGCGCCACCGCCATTAAGCCCGGCCACAGTGCCGTCCGGATCGCGGATGAAGCCGGTGAACAGCGCCGCGACCTTCGCCTTGACCAGCGCCGCGTCCTCGTACTGGTCGAGTTCATGTAGCCGCAGCAGCACCGGCGCGAGCCAGGTGATGCCGCGCAACTGCCCGGGCGCGAGCGCCTGGAACAGGTGAGCCATGTCGGATGCCGGCACTCGTACGGTATCGAGGGCCATCGGTGCGAGTGCGTCGCCAGGACGGTTGCGATAGCAGTGGTAGGCAACGCGTCGACCGGCGGCGTCGAACTCGATGCCGGCGCGAATGCGCACGCCATTGCCGATCTCGCGATGCAGGTCGGCCGGCACCTGTTCGCGGTCGAGCAATTCGATCCGCAAAGGTGGCTGGCTGTCACCAGCGTCTGCGACGCGTAGCCGAGCGAACGACTCGCCGCTCTCGACCATGGCCCGGAGCGCCAGCGCTTGCAGGCCATAGAAGTCCGTCAGGCCGTTCGCGTCGGCGCGATCGGTCCATCGCGCCCACAGCCGATGTAGTGCGTCGCGCACGTTGGTGTCGGGATGCGCCGAGCGTGGTTTGATGCCGGTGCCGACCGCATTGGCAATCAGCGCCTGCACCGCCGCGGCGACCCAGGAGTTGTTGCGCGCGTAGTAGCCAGCGCGGCGGGCCGCGACCGTAGCCCCCGCCAAGATCGCGGCGTTCAGCGACTCGACGCTCTTGGCGCCTTCCCAACGCCGACCGCCACCGGCCGCGTCAAATGCGCGGCGGCGGTCCAGCCCGAGCACGCGGCGGATGGCAGGCCACATGCCGCGTGTTGTGGGCCAATTGAAAGAGAAAAACTATTCAGACAATTTGGGAATAATCGCGAAGACCGGGAAATCTCTGATAGCCTCCGTAAGTCCGCTCTTAGCCTTGAACTACTACGACCAGTTCTGACGTTTCCGCCCCGTAACGAATGGTTGCTCAAACAAATACGAGGCACCGCGATGCGTATTTCTGCCGAGTGGGAGCCACACGAGTGCTGCTGGATGGCCTGGGTGGTTCACCGCGAATGGGACAGTGCGGCGGCACGCAACATCAAACGTGACCTCAGCGAGGTTATTCAAACGATAGCACAGTACGAACCGGTGCGCGTGCTGGCGCCGCGTGGGCCGACGCTGCGCGAGGCGAAGCGGGAGTTTGCTACATGCCCGAACATCACGGTGATTGCGGCGCCGGTCGACGATTTCTGGATGCGCGACATTGCGCCGACGTTCGCCCTGCGCGGCGACGGCGCGGTGCAGGAAGTCGTCGCTATCGACTGGAACTTCAACGGCTGGGGCAATACTGCCGATCGGCCTTCGAGGCCGGGAGACCGGCTTGCGAAGAAAGCGGCGTCGGTCTTCGGCGCGCCGCGAATTTCAACACTCTTCGTTGCCGAGGGCGGTGCTCTGGTCACGGACGGCCACGGCATGATGATCGCGACACGGAGTTGCCTCCTCAACCCGAATCGCAACCCGGTGCGCCGCGGCGTTGATCGCCAGCGGATCATCGAAGCGGAATTGGGCAGGCTCGGCATCCGAAAGGTGATCTGGCTGGAAGGTGACCCATGCGAGCCGATTACCAGCGGCCACACCGACGGCTATGTACTATGCGCACCGGACGGCGTGGTGCTGGTGGAGGAAATCGACGACAAGGACAGCGAGCCGCCGTTCTGGCGCGGGCATGACATCGCGTTGCTCGAAAATGCGCGCGATGCCGCCGGCCGCAGGCTCAAGGTCGTGCGTGTACTGGCGCCGCGGTGGCGATATTGGAAAAGGCAGTCCGAATACTTCGCGCCATGCTATCTCAACGCCTACGTTGCCAACGGCGCGGTGATCGGCGCCCGCTTTGGCGACGCGGACCGCGACGAAGCGGCACGCATGGTTCTTGCCAAGGCCTTTCCCGGGCGCGAAATTGTCATGCTGCGTATCGACGCCATCGCGAATGGCGGCGGCGGCGTGCATTGTGTGACGCAGGGAATGCCGAATGCCAGAACATGACCCCAGGCAATCAGCAATAATTCCCGATTTTTGTGGCGTTTCTGATGTCGATGAAATCCAGCGCCGATTTCATCGATCGGCAGAAGCCATCATGCTCAAGCATAATCTGGTGTTCGGTCATTTTGAGAAGAAAAGGTGCATGCGCATAACGGGGTTAGAACTATATCTACACTGCAACGCATGGGCCGACCCCAACACTGATAGATGTGATAAACAGAAGATGTCGAATACCTGGTACGTTCGTCGGAGGGGAAAGAATGCCAACACGTCAAGGATCGACATCACCGCTGGCAGTGCGGATCAGAATATCTATTGCGGTTTATTATTAAGGGGAGTTGATGGGACAGACGGATCGGGAAAGGCGATTAAGAAAATCCTCCGTGGATATGCACCAAGCAGGCGGGACTGGGAAGACAATGAAATTACTGTTCTTGACGAAATAGACGGCGCATCGGTTACGGATGGGCTGTTACGGCTTGAGCCTCGGGTTGAGCCTCACCAAGGCAAGCTGGCTTTCCAAAAACGCGTTGGGCTGGAGCATTCTCAGGATCCATGGGGTGATTGCTGGCTTGGTGTCATAGTAGACCAGTCATATACGTAATGCAGGCGTCTTATCGACAATCCCGCCCCGATTTTAGGCAGTCAATGACTTCGCGGCATTTGTCGGCTCCTTTTGTTTGACGGATAGATTGCTGTGATAGCATTTTTAATTTTTGCTGTGCCGTTTTATGACCTTGCTCGGCGGCTTTTCTCAGCCATTCGATTGCTCGTGCAGTATCTGCCGGCGCGCCAATCCAAGCTGTGCCCTCATAATAGGCATTTCCGAGATTAGTTTGTGCGTCTGCATCTCCCTGCTCAGCTGCTCGACAATACCAGGCAAATGCTCGCGTGTTTTCGTGAGCCTGTGCATACATCGTGCCCAAAAGATTCTGTGCCTTCCTGTTGTTTTGGTCCGCCGCCTTCCCGATCCAGTACTGGGCCTCGTGTCCGTCTTTGAAGAGTCCGAAAGACCCGGTTCTATATTGGATACCCAATGCGAGTTGCGCAGCCGGATAACCCGCCTCTGCGGCTTTGCGCAGACTACGGAGGCCTTGCAGCCACTGTTTATTCGCCAACAGTGATCGAGCGAGTTGGTAGGTGAGGCGGCTGCTATTTGGCCATTCGGACAAAGCTGCCTTACAGGCAGGAACGGCTAGCTCCGGTTTGATTTCGTTAAAGAGCACGGGTTCGGATACGCGCTGAAGATCAAGGTCGCTTGCAGCGTACTTGTCGCATTCTGTAACCGAAGGTTCTTGCGCTCGCGAGATGCACGAAAATGATAGTGCCAGACCAACGAAGCAGATCACGGGCAGAAAAAATCTCAACTCGCTTCTCGATCTAAAACTTTGGCCGAATATTACGTGTTCGTTCTGCATCTGACGCGGCTCGTTTGTCTGCCTCAGAGATCGCCAAACTCGAGAGGACTAGCGTCCACTTCCTTCTTTCGTTCTGCTGGACTTGCAACTTCAAATTTTCGTCGATTGACCATTCTACCGTTCGGCCAATTTCATAGCCCGCCGCCTTGGTCGGAATAGCACCGAACTGGTCTGCTACATACGCGATCATTTCATCCAATCCCGACTCGAAGGCTAGTTGTACCGATAGAAGGACCGGAGGATTTAGGGCGGCAGTGAATTCGAATTCGAGTTCAAACCGCTGCTCTTCGTTCTGAGTGCAGCTTAATCTTGTGCCCCGCCTGTTAGAAATCTCGTCAGGATCACTGCAATACGGGAGAACGCGGCCGAAGGCGTCAAGAGTGGGAGCTTGTGAAAGAGGTCGTATGTAATATCCATGGGAGATGATCGTCTGAATTATTTGGTCGTACGTCATGCCCGGCGATATTCCAATTAGGTCCCTCCTTGATGAAGTGAGATGAGGTTCTGCGTTCAGATTTCTAAGGTTTTGTCGAACAGCGTTTTTGTTCACATCTTCCATCTGCGGACTGCCAATTGTGATGGTAAAACCCGCGTTACTCGTTTGATCGTAATATCGCGTTTGTCTTTCAAGAGTGACCCGAATCCCATTCGGTAACTCCCAGATCAGAAGGCGATGCTCACGTTGTTTGTTTTCGGTGAGGCATTTCTGGTAATTATTATTTCGCTGGCTACGAAAAGGTTCGCAATCAAGAACCTTCGATAAGTCCTTCGGTGTGCCGCCATAACGATCCGTCACATTCTGGATCATCTCCAATGCTGTCGCGCCCGACGGGAAATCAAGCACAACCGAACTTATCGGTCGCGTCGGGAAATTCGGACTGAAATAAACCGTTAACCGACCCTCCGTGACGGCACAAGAAAGGCTCTGTCCGCGTCGCGCAAATTCAACGATCGCTTCTGGGGGAAATGCGAATACCTCACAACGTCCATCAGATCGCGCAATGTCTTTCATCCTTTGCATTATTCTTAAGGCTTCCACGTAAGTCATTCCCGGCGACAAACCAAGAAGATCATGCTTGCCGGTGCTGCTGCGTATCCTTTCAATTATTTTTGCCAACGATGCATCTGCTGCCTTGTTCAAAGGGCCGAGCGGCCACGTTATGGGCTGATTTGGGTCGCTGCTGGCACGTGGTGCAGTCATCGCAGCATCATTCGTAGTCGCTTGATAGCCAGCTACAGGCGCTCTCGTGGACGAAGGTGCTTGCGAGTTGACGGTGTTGGATGAGCGCCCAGCCGCGAGAGCACTCGCCGGGCAACGCAAATATTGCGAAGGGGGGTATTTCCCTTCTGTAATGGATAAGGTGCCGTCACCTACGATTAGTCGATATATGCGTTTCTTGTAACCGGGTTTGCTTCCTGCCTCCCCATCGTCGTAATAGCGATCGGTGATTCGAAATTCATTGGGTCCAATCTTTTGGACCGAAAGGTTCGTTACAGTTTCCTCCTCAAGGTAACCGCCATTGAACTCCACCTTTTTTGTGCCTTGGAAGACGATGACGTTCCCGACGACCCTATTGGGATCACGTCCATATGAAGCGCAACTTTCATCGGTCAGCTTCGGTCGCGAGGCATCGAAGGAAGCCCAGACTCCCGTGACCGGATATTGATCCGCGAGCGATGAGGTAGATAGAACTGCGCCCACCACTATCACGGCAGCTGTTGTCAGGAGCCTCATTCGCCCTGTCCACAGTCTAATAGGACCGACTCATTGCCCGTTGGCCCTTCAACCACATCGCCCGTATTGCACCATGGAAGCGGTCGGCCGCACACACTTGCCCTGCTGGCCGTGTGTGGCCAAGCTGCTACCGAAGCATTATCACCCAGTAAAATCGGCCCATCAACCTCCTCCCTAAGGTTCAACTTGGAAGCAGGTCGAGCCAATCGTTGACCCCATTCCGGGACTACCCCAATTCATGACGTCATCCGGCGTCGTAACTGATTGCGCGACGCGGCCAACATCATCATCCCATCCACTTGGACCGGATGACTTGCCGTGCGCGCCCGTTCGTCTGAATCGTGCCGAGGGGCGATCCCTTGCGCGCCGACCCACCCAGCGCCTCAGCGTCCTTGTTAAGCTGCAGCCCCATGCTGATCAACCCGTGCAGCGCAGCCATGGAATAGACGGTGGTATCGAGCACCTCGTTGCGCTCACCCTCCCGGCGCGGTTGCCACAGTCGGATCGGTCGTCCTCGCTCGAACCGGGTCACCACGCGCTCAGCCGTCAGCTGACGGAAGAACTCTGCGTCGCGCTCAGCCGGGAAGTGCAGGTAACCTGGGCCGGGCTGGCCGAGGCGGAGGCGTGCGAACAGGGCATCCTTGGCGGCATCAACTCCGATCACGAACAGCGGCACCTTGCCCCTAGTGCGGGTCGGTCGGCGCGGCCAGAGCGGAATGCCGGGACCGCCGCGGCCCTTGATCGCCCAGATGCGTCGGTGGAGCCGCGTGCGGCAGTATTCATAGGCCGCCTTGGTGTGCTGACCGCCAGTGTCCACCGCGACAGCGCGGATGGTCATGTCGGCAATCGCGCGCGTATGGGGATAGGTCGCCTGCAGCGCAGCATCGAGATCGGACCAGACGCGCGGTCCGGACGGGTCGCCCCAGATCACGCGGTATTCGATCGACCAGGCCTCCTCGTCGCGGCCCCAGCCGATGACGTGCAGCTCGATGCGGTCGCCCTGCACATCAACGCCCGCAGTGAGCAGCGCGAGGCCCTCGGGCAGCACCGCGCCCCAGTCCTCGCGCCGCGCCATCAGCGGATCGGTCTCGATAACCTCGCTGGCTTGGTCCTCCCAGGTTTCGGCGAGCTTGGTGTTGGTCCAAACCTGCAGGCGCGGCGGATCGCGGTAGACCTGCCCATGCTCGACCGCAATTTCGGCCCATGTTTCGAACGGCGAATAGAGGCTCGAAAGGTGGAAGCCTGCGGTCTTGCCATCGCCGGGCTGCGTCGCGCGCCAGCGGCCGGATGCGAGCAATGCCGGCTTCTGGTGCTCCTCATGCACGGCGCCGCATTCCGGGCAGACGCGGTGCGCGAGATCGCGCCGGCCCTCAGGCCACTGGATCTGCGCCCACATGATCGGGGCGATGCTGCCGCAGTCCGGGCAGCGCACTTCATAGACACGCTTGTCGCTTTCATCGTACGCGGCTTCAATCCGCGAGAAGCCCTTGAGCGTTGGCGTCGAGACCATGACGATCTTGCGTCGGCCGCGGAACGTGACGGTGCGCTGAATTGCGAGCGCCACCGGATCGCCCTCGCCCGACACGTCGGCTGGATAGGCATCCACCTCATCAAGGAACAGATAGCGCGCCGGCGTCGAGCGCAGGCCGACGCCCGATGCCGCACCGACCATGACAAGCTGCCCGCCGGGAAAAAGCTTGCGGAATTGGCTGTTGCCTGGCTCCTTCTTGCCGGGCTCGACCACGCGTTCGCGCAGCGCCGGCGAGGCCGCGATCATTGGATCGACGCGTGTCGAGGTGTTGCGGCGGACCGCATCCATGGTCGGCTGCACCATGAGCATGAGGCCAGGAGCGTGATGGATGACGTAGCCCAGGAAATTCAGGCCAGCCTCGGTGCCGCCGAGCTGCGCGCCTTTGACAAACACAACTCGTTCGGTTGGATCATTCGCAGACAGGCAGTCCATGATTTCGCGCAAGTAGGGCGTGCGAGACGTGCGCCAGCGCCCAGGCTCGGCCGAGAGGTCGGGCAGCACGCGGTGCTCATCCGACCATTGCGAGACGGTCAGCGCCGGTTCGGGCGCAGCTCCGTCGCGCCATATGTCGTCTACCCAAATCGCCACGTCATTCATCGGTAAGCACCTGCAATGGCGTGCGGGCAAGGTCGAGCAAATGCTCACGCATGAAGCGGTCGAGCGCCGTAAACGTGCGCGCAGGATCGGCGCCGAGCTCGGCGGCAAGCTGTGGCGCGGTGCGGGCCACCCAGGCCGTGTGGGCGTCGCGCTCGCGCCTGGCGCGGGCGAATACTGCCGACTTCACCTCGGCGCGGCTCACCAGATCGCCGCGTTCCTTGTCGAGAGCGAGCCGCGCGCGCTGGATTTTGAGGATTTCATGCAGGCGCTTGGCTTCGGCCAGGGTCGGCGCACCGGCCGGCGCCTGGCTGCCACCCTTGTTGCGGCGGTCGGCATCGAGATTGTCCTCCATCCATTGCAGGCCGGCTTCGACCTCGATGCGGCCGTCCTGCCGTACCGGCAGGCCTTGCCCGATCAATTGCGAGATACGGCCGCGCGTGAGCCCGACACGCGCGGCAAACTCGGCCTTCGTGGTGACGCCTGGCGCGGTCGTTAGTTTAGGCATTTCGCGCTCCGTAGAATCGCGAACGGTCGCGCCATTGCCCCCCGCATACAAAATCGCCCAACAGGAACCATTGCGTGCGGAAGATTCCCGATTGCTCCTGGCTCACTTGGCACGTCGCTTGCCGCCGTCGCTTGCTCCACCTCCGCGCGGTGACGCACCGGTGACGCAGGAGTGAGGGCGAAGACGACCTAAGTGTTTGATAGTGTTGAGATGACGCACCACCCAGCGAACCGTTTTCTATGGAGGGGAAAGAGAATGGCTCATTCACCGCCGCGCAGTGCGTTCCCATCGTATCGCAATGGTTTGGGGGTTGGTGCGTCATCTCAACACTCTCAATGGGTTAGCTCGATTTTCGCGTCACCCTTGCGTCACCCATGCGTCACCACACCGAGGCGGGCGGTGCATGGCGGACGATGGTGAGGCCGAGGAACTGGCGACCGTTCTTGTTGCGGCGGTGCTCGACGCCATTGGCGTTTGCCTGCACGCGCTGCACGAAGCCATTGATGGCCGGGAGCTTGTCGTGCTTGAAGCCCTCGGCAATCGCCCACGCGCGAAACTCGTCGTAGGCGCCACGCGTCGCGAGGTTCGGATACCCGTTGACGATCGGCTTGACCTCGACACACTCGTCGAGCCACGCGAGCACAGGGTCGGCGCCGAATATCCAGTCGGCGAGCGCCTGCTTGCACGAGGCGGGAATGGTGAAGCTGCGCTGTCGGATGAGTCGGGAAGCGCCTGCGACGGCCCATGCGAGCAACAGGTCGGGCTCCTCCTGGGCGATGCGCTTGCCGATGTTCTCAACACGCTCATCGATCGGGATCAAGCGATTGAAAGGGATCACCAGCAGTCTGCGTTGCACGCCCCGATCCATGCCGCCCTGGAAAGGCGGCAGGTTGTTGGTCGCGAACAGATTCTGCGCCACTGAGCGAAACTCAACCCGACTCTTGTAGACATCGCGGCCTTGGACCGGCTCGCCGGTTACAACAGACTTGAACGTGTCGGATGCAATGGCGGTGGCGGACAGTTCATCGGTCGCATTGAGAAGCTTGCCTACGAGGCCGATGATATGTCGTTCGTCGCCCATGCGGCCCGCCGGCACCGAGCAGATGGCGTTGGGCGGTAGCAAGCCGCGGGCGAGATTAAGCACCTGGCTCTTGCCATTCTCGGCTCTTTGTCCGACCAGGATCACCGCACGCGGCTGCATCAGCTGCGTGGCGTAGCCGAGTGCGGCCGAGCCGCAGATTTCGGCCAGCAACGTGACCTTCTCGCTGGCCTCGGCATCGCCCCGGAAGATGCCATCGAGCAGCCGGAACAGCAGCGAATCGCTCGGCGGCTGACCTGACGTGGCGACCTGCCAGTGGCCGGGCAGGGTATGGCGGCAGCGGTGGTCGGGATGGTGCTTTTCGAGCATCGCGTTGCCGTCCTGGGCAAAGCGGATGAAGCCTGAGGCGCAGTTGATGCCGGTCGGCAGGCACTCGAAGAATTTCGGCTCGGCACACAGCGTTCCGCATTCATTCAAGATGGAGTCGATGCGGCTCTTGCTGAGTTTGACGCAGGCGGGATCGCCTGCCGGCGTCAGAAATCCCGCGCCGTCATATCGGTGCGTAGCCATCCGCCGCGCGTAGTCCGGGATGTCCTCCCAATTGGTCTTGGCGTAGCGCCAGAACGCTCCTTCGGCATAGACGATGCGCCCAAAGCATTCGGTCAAATCCTCGCGCACGCGTTTGGCAATCTCAACATCTGAGCCGATTTCCAGCCGGGCTCTATGCTGCGATTGCGCTTCCTCGGCAATGGAAACGGCGCGGCCGATCAGGTTGCGAACGGCTTCCGCCCCTTGCTCCACCAGGACATCGTTGAAGTCCTTGCCTTGGGGTGGAGTCGCGATCCAGACAGCGTGCCCCTGCTGGAACAGCTTTGCGCTGGCGGTGCCGATCTGGCGTTCGGCCTTGCTGCCGGGCGGGTCGCCGTCTCGGGCAATGACAACCGCTGCATCCTTCGGAACCGATGCGCGGCCGATGTTGGAGATGCCAAGGCATGCCCACGTCTCACGGCCGGTCGCCTGCCAGATCGAGAGCGCCGTCTCGACGCCCTCGCAGAGGATTACTGGCGCAGTACCGGGCAGTCGAACCGATGCGCGTTCGGACCAGCCGTCGACCGCCTTGTTGGTACGTTTGACGACATCGACCGGAGCTTTCTGGCCATCCTCTGTGAGATAGATCTGCTGGGTTGCGAGCACCGTGCCATCATCGGTGGTTGCGAGCGCCACGAGGGCGCCATACTGCCCGGCAGCGAAGCGGCGATAGCAAATGCAGTCGGGCGGCATCACAGTGATGCCACGGCGCCGCAGGTAGGCCTGCACGCGGGTGCCGACGATTCCCTCGCTGCGGGCGACGATCTCCGCGACCTTGTCGGCGTCGGTTTTCTTTGCTGGCGCGGCTTGCTGCTCTGCATATTTAGGCAGGCCCAACCACTCTCGCGCCCAATCGCAGGCATCGCCGTTGGCAACGCCATGCCGATGCCGGATCAGCTCGAGCCCGTCGCCGCCAACACCGTGCTCATGGTCGAACCACTTGCCGACGTTAGCACCCTCAATTTCGACCGCCACGCTGCCCTTGTTGCCGAAACGCAGCTGCGTCGCCGTGGACAGCGCGCGATTCGGCTCGCCCAAAAGGGCGCGCGCCAGGTCAACAATCCTGGCGTTGAGCCTCGCGGCAATGTCGGCAACGGAAAGCTCGGCCATGGATCAGTACCCGGCGGTCCATGACGCGAATGCGTCCTCCTCCATCGCGGTTGGATCGTATGACCGCAGATGGAAATGCTGCTCGCCAAAATAGACCAGCGGGGCGATACGACGCGGATCGCGCGATGGTGGAGCTAGATAGTAAAGCCGGTCATCCAGGCTGCTGCGCAGTTGGTCGAGTGCAGTAACGGCCCGCATCGCATCGCGGCCGACCTTGGACGTCACGGCGGAAGTGCGCAGCAACCAGCTGAGCGAACAGCGCACGTCCTTCAGCAGGTTGCCGAGATGCATGTGGTCATCGATCGTCAACGGTGGCAGGCGCGTCGTCATCACACGCCCTCCTGCTTCCTGATCCACTCAAGCAGCGTGCTCTTGCGCGCGCAGATGATCGCGCCGATGCGAAACACCGGCATACGGAGCTTGGCGTCCGTCGCGTAGTAGTAAATTTTGCGGCGATGCTTTGCGCTGCCGAAAACAAATTCCGCGATCTCATCGGCGCCGCGCAGGAGATCGTTGGCAAGCGTTGGACACACCTCTCCTGTGGCGGGTCCAGCCCGCGCGGCTCTTGGATCATTTCAGGCTCCTATCGCTTGCGACGACGCTTCGTGCCGCCGTCAGGCAAACCGTCCTCCAAGTCCGTGACGACCTGCTCTGACGCGGATTGGAGAGCCAATTTTGCGCGAGCTTCGACGTGATCGAGATTCACGACTGCAAGTGAACGCATGTCCCGATTTGCCGCATACGCCGCGAGCTGCGACAGCCGGATGATGTCACTGGCGAATGACGGCCGGTCCGGATCGTAAAACTTGACGCCTGATTTCGCGCCGGGGAGAGGTGATCCACGTTCGGACGACGCGATCAACTCGACCGGGCCTTGATGCAGCACGAGCAGCGCGGTCTCGTCCTTGAAGGCGTGCAGGTTCTTGCAGTGCTGCGCGGCAATCTCGTGAGGGATGCCCAGCCGGACCAACTCGGCGAATGTTCCGAGGGCGATTGCCTCCCGAAACGAGAACGATCGTCGTTTGCCGTTTACCGGGGCTTCTTCCGGATCGAAATAGCCGCGGGCCACCCAAGCATTGAATTGCGTGCGGGTGATCCCAGCCGCTGCACACAGCTGGTGGACATCGAGGCGGTCGCTCATGATTTCCTCCGTTGACGCTCCGCATACGCTTTTATATAACCGACCGTAGGCGGTGCGTCAACGCTTTTGGAATGGCGAAATTCAGGCCTTCCAGGTGGCGCGCACGAATGGCAATGTCGCACACAAGCTATTGAAGTTACACGGATATCTTTCTTGGCCACGATCAAAAAGCGCATTTTGCCCTCGGGCTTGACCCGCTGGCAGGTCGATTTCGCCGATGCTGGCGGGACGCGCCGGGCCAAGCTGTTTGAGCGGCGCAAGGAGGCCGACCAGTTCCTGATCAAGGTCCGGCCCCAGGTCCTGGCCGGCACCTACGTCCACGATTCCGTCTCGATCACCGTGGGCGAGGCGGCGGACGCATGGCTCGCCCATTGCCGCGTGCGGCGCGACGCCGGTCGGCGGATGGAGCGGACCACCTACGTCGGCTACGAGGGCTACGTCCGGTGCCACATCAAGGACCCCAAGGTCGGCATCGGCGACATGAAGCTATCGCGACTGAGCCGCAAGGCAGTGAACGATTTCCGTGACCGCCTGCTCACCGCAGGCCGGTCCGAGATGATCACCCGGAAAATCCTCGGCGCGCTTCGCCTGGTCCTCAATCACGCCATCGACAACGGGCAAGTGCATGCGAACGCCGCGCAGGGCGTGCGCGTGCTGCGATCAAGCCGTCTCGACTACAAGGTTTCGGTCCCGGCAAAGCAGGACGTGAAAAGCCTGATCGACGACTCGACCGGTCGGCTGCGCGCAATGCTGGTCGTGAGCGCCCTGTGCGGCCTGCGTGCTTCCGAGACGCGCGGTCTGCGGTGGGCCGACGTCGATTTCACCAACGGTTTCCTTCACGTGCGCCAGCGTGCCGATTTCTATTGCATGCTCGGCGAACCAAAATCGGCCGCGGGCCACCGGTCGGTGCCGGCAGGGCCATTCGTGCTCAACACCCTGAAGGAGTGGAAGCTCGCGTGCCCGAAGGGCGATCTCGATCTAGTGTTTCCGTCGAGCGATGGATCAGTTTCCGATCACGCCAACACCGTGCGGCGGCACTTCAAGCCGCTCTGCGAGAAACTGAAGATCAAACTGCGCTGGCACGATATGCGGCATTTCGCAGTATCGCTCTGGATCGAGCAGGGATTCTCGATCAAGGAGGTGATGACCTTCGCCGGTCACGCCTCGGTGCAGATGACGATGGAGCGCTACGGGCACCTATTCCCGACGCCCGATCACCAGCACGCGATGGCGCAGGTTGAGCAGCGCGTGTTTGGCTAA